CGCATAAACGGTTGGTCAAGAGTCCATCAATATTTGAATGATGGCCCAGCATGCGAAATGCACAAATTAGAGGGTAAAAAACTTTGCCCAATGCTTCATGTTTTTGAAGACATGTGCCCGCAATTTATTGAACAAATTCCAGCACTTCCAAGAAGCGCAGCAAAACCAGATGATTCTGAAACAAGAAACGTTGACGACCACATTGCTGACGCACTAAGATACCTTTGCATGTACGCTGGAGCACATGCAAGACCAATACTTTATGACGAGGGCCCAATCTTTAAAACAAGTGTTCCAGATACAATGGTCATTGTTGAAGAACCAAGTCAATCAGAACCGTTACTTCAACCAAACTTTGGAGGGTTGTTTGTTGGCGACCTTGGGCTTAGTCCCTTTAACTAAAGAAAGATAACCGAGATGGCTATATCATCTTTTAGAAAAGGGCTTGAAGAAGCGTCATTGAACTACGAAGGAATTATTGAGGCACGCCCAAAAAGTGGTCCAAAACGAGCCGGTTATGCAACCGGAGTTCCAATTGGTGGTTCAAATGAAACCAATCCAGGTTCAAACGTTACTGCAGGTACTCTTGACCGACCTACGTTTATGCAGCAATTGCTGCAAGCATACTTGGCATGCCCATGGTCTTCTGCCTCTATTGACACAATTGCCAGAACAGCAACTGCTGGTGGTCTAGAAGTCAATTACGAAGGTGGCGTTACCGGGGAAAAAATAGCACCAGAAGCACCAGAAGAAGTAAAAAAAATTCAACAACTACTTAAGTACGTTAACCCCAAAGACGACATTCGCCAATTAATGCGTTCGGTTATTACTGACCTTCTTATTTTTGGTGACTCATTTACAGAAGTCGTTTGGGTTATGGGGGAGCCGGTCGCTCTCTATCCTTTGGACCCAACAACAATCACAGTTATATCTGATGAACATGGTGTCATTAAAGGATATCATCAAAAAACTCCAACAAATCGTGAAGCACACTTTAAGTCAAACGAAGTTATTCACGTTAAATTTGATTCACCTGGCGACACTCTTTACGGTGTAAGCCCAACGCAGAAAAACATTCTGCCTATCACTTCTTGGCTGTTTACTGCTGCTCTCATTAAAGAAACAATGAAGCGCGGTGACCCACTGCGTGCTCACGTTGACTGGCCTATGGCTCTTCCGGAATCGGAAATGAAAAGACTTCAACAACAGTACGCAATTAGAAACCTTGGCGCACGCAATATCGGTAACCTCTTTGAAACAAAGGGTGGTGCCATTGTGCATGAAATGGGTACAAACCAGATTAATAACTGGCTCAACACCCTTCAACAGCGCCGCGATGAAATCTTGTCTGGGTATGGTGTACCACCTTCAAAGGTTGGTGTCATCGAAGCCGGTAACCTTGGGGGAGGAACCGGCACCCAGCAGGACAAAACTTTCCGCGTCAATACCGTTGGACCAATCCAAGAAATTGTTCTTGAAAAGTTTTCATTTGCCCTTCTTTACCAGGCATATGGAGTAACTGATTGGATTCTAAAGTTTGGCGTAGTGGACTGGCGAGACGACGAAGTTATCGAAATGATTCGAGACCAACGCATCCGCAATGGTTCATGGACACTTAACAAGGCACGTGCCGACATCGGCGAACCAGCCGTTGATGGTGGAGATGACCCAATTCTTGTTGACCGTCAAAACATGGTTCTATGGTCAGACCTTAATGCTCTGTCTAAAGCAAATCTTGCTGCAGTACAAGCAACGACTGTTGGTGTGAGCGCGCAAACAAAAAACGCACCAGTTCCACCAAACACATCGCCTAACCCCAATGTGACAAAATCTTCAAAAACGGTTCGCACTAAAACAACAAAAAAAACTCAAGCAACCCCAGCATTGGGTGCACCACAAGCACCAAAAGGAACCGAATCTATATCGGAGTCTTTAGAAGATGAGTAATGAAGAAGCAAATGCTTACACCGAAGGTGGAATCATTGATGCAGACACTTTTCCACAAGCAGACCAAACAAAACCTATTTTTAAATTTATTTCTTATAAAGGAATGACGGCCTCTAAAGCCGCCGCATTGGTTTCTAAAGAAGTCGGCTAATGGGTAATTATTTGGGTCGTGCGGGCGCTTATGCCTTGCACAAAAAGTATCCATCTGGCTCACAAACACCGTCTCAATTAGCCGCTGAAAGAGCAAACCTTCAGATTGCTCGAATGAGACGTGGTCAATTTAAACACACCAAGGCTGCTCAATATAGAGGAATTCAAAAAAAGACTCTAAAAAGCCGAGAATCTGGTGCTGCTATACGTGCATTTAATATGCGAGATATTGCTTTTTTAAAAGCAAGACCACTTGGAACAAGGGTTATACGTTACAGAGCAAAAGCCAAAATGCCAAAACCAACGGTTCGTGGTATAAACAAAAAATTTAGAGCAAGTTTAAGCCCCGCAAGTTACATGGGTAGAACCCATTGGGGCGGCAGTAGAAAACACAAGATGAGAAAACGTTTGTTTAAACGTTCTTATCGAGCAAAACAAGTCAAAAGATGGAGAGTACGGGGACACCGTTACACTCCAAGGTAAGAATTAAATTATGGCAGAAGGTTTTTCACCACCACAACAAGTTAGAGCAAATGCAGCACGTTCATTAGAACTGCGCAGGAAACACAATCGTGGCATGACCGCCGTAGGCGTTGCTCGTGCACGAGACCTTTCTAACGGTAAAAACATATCTGCCGACACCATTAAAAGAATGCACTCATATTTTGCTCGTCACGAAGTTGACAAGAAGGGCAAAGATTGGGCAAACCAATCAAATCCATCTGCTGGTTACATTGCATGGCTTGGTTGGGGCGGAGACGCTGGGCGTTCTTGGGTTAATGGAATTATAAAAAAATTAGACGCTAAAGAATCTCAGGAGAATCCAAACATGGCTTCAACAAAAGCAGCCACTATTCGTGGTGTATTTCTAAAGCCCGGCCTTTCAAAAAACCGTCGTCTTTACACACGCGGTAACATTGCAAAAGCCGTAGAGCGCATGCAAGGCCAGATTCAATCTGGTGAAGGAATGCCATTAAACATGGCTACCAGCCACGCAGCGGCTTTTCAAGACGACGCAACTTCAACAGTTGGTCGTATTACCAACGTAAAAATTCTTGCCGATGGCTCTGCTATGTTTGAAGCAGAAATTGCAAATACTGCTCACGGGCGTGATGTTGCAAACCTTGCCGCAGGAAAGTTTATTAAAGGCGTTTCTATTCGTGGTGAATGGCGTGGCAATCCAGAAACGATTGTACACACCGATGGTCAAGAAGCAACAACTGCTGACGACCTTGCAATTCACGGTATTGACTTCACTAACAGCCCTGGCGTTGAAGGTGCAGAAATTCAATACGCTGCTCTTGCAGAATCACACAACAAACTTGCAATTTTTGAATCAGTAGAAACTGTAGAAGTTGTTTCACGCGATGAGGAAATGGTTGCTTACGAAGCCGCTGATGTAATTCGCGATGCTGTAGAAACAGCCGTTGAAGATGCGGTTAATTCAATTTTTGAAAAAGATGCCTCCAAGCCTTACGGTAATGTTGCCTACGCTGACCCTGGTTACCAAAAAGACAAGAAAAAGCGTTATCCAATTGACACTGCCGCACACGTTCGTGCCGCTTGGTCATACATTAACCAAGGCGACAACGCTGGTCTTTACACAACTGCTCAACTTGCTCGAGTTAAGTCTCGCATTAAATCAGCAGCAAAAAAGTTTGGTATTAACATTGTTAGCGAGCAAGAACAACTTGCCGCTGATTTTCAAGAAATTTTAGAGGCCTACGCTTCTATTTCTCTTGTTAATGACTATGACACAATTAATGTTACTGGTCAAACAAACGACCCTAATAAATTAAGGATTGTTGCCAATCGTATTGCCTTTGGTGCTATTGCTGCTATGCACGCAATTGACCCAGATGACGATGGCGACATTTACCTATCTAAACCTGACTGGTCACAGGTAGATGCAACCGGCGATGCTGGTGGCATGGGGCCAGAGGATGAATCTATGACAGACGACAACAACATGGAATGCGAACACTGTGGCGCTCCCGGTTGCCCAGCAGATGCACAATTCTGCCCCAGTTGCGGAGAAGCAGTTTCTGCTCCAGCAATGACGGCAAAAGAGTGCTCTGAGTGCGGAACCGAATGTCACGAAGACGCAATTCACTGTCACATGTGTGGAGCGCCCTTGCCAACGTCAATGACGGCAAATGCGCTCGGCTGTAGCAATTGTGGAGAAACAACTCCACAAGACGCTATGTATTGCCCCACTTGTGGGGACCCCGTACCACAGGCAGAGTCAAGCGACAATGCCCCAACTGAAGAAAAGGAGACAGAAGTGTCCGACGAAAACACAACTGAAGAAACTCCGGCTGAAGAGGCAACGCTTGAAACCGCTGCTATCCGTACGCTGAGTGACGCAGACCTATCTGCCCTTGCAGCAATGATTATTTCTGCACAGGCACCTAAGGAATCTGATGAAACAGTTGCAGACACTGAAGTAGCACCAGAAGCAGAGGCTGAAGCCCCTGCCGAAGAAGTTGCTGCTGAAGAAGTTGCTACTGAAGAATCAACTATTGAAACACAGGAGAACATTGTGTCAGAAAACCTATTTACAGCCGACCAAGTTGCTGCAATGATTGCGGAGGCCGCCACTAAGGCTGCTACCGAAGCCGTTGCTGCTGCAAAGAAGAATGCTGTCGAGTCTTACCGTGGTGGAAACACTTTCCGTAAGGGACTCGTCAACACTTCTACCGGAAACGACGCCTCTGACTTGTCAGAGTCGGAGGAACTGGACCCACGCGCGCTTGCAGAGATGAACTCTTCTGCATTCCGTAAGGTACAGAATGAAGTATGGGGTTCAACTCCATTCTTCGCAAACAAGTTTGCTCAAGCCGACCGCGGCTTCTAAGCAATTAAAAATAAACCCCTATCCAATATATATAAGGAGAATTAGCAATGGCTAACGATTTGGAAGAGGCCTTAACTGCTGCTGGTGCTGCTGCACTAGTTCAGAAGCAGATTGACCCAGTATTGCTTGAGTACCAGCGCCGCTATGCGCCACTAGTACGCTCGCTACCTACGGTCAAGTGGGGCTCAACAGTTTACTACTTCAACAAGCGTACAACGCTTCCTCAGGGCGGATTCGTCACTGATGGCGGTGCACGTCCAGTATCAACATCTAACTACGCACAAGAGAATTTCCAAATTCGCTTGCTACAAAGTGTCGGTGCTGTAACTGGTTACTCACAGGCTGTAACAGCAGACTTGATTGGCGACCTTCGTGCTCGCGAAATCGAGGGTGCTGCTCGTGGCCTTTACTGGGACATTGAGAACTCGCTAATTTGGGGTGCAGAAGCACCTACAATTAACGGTCCTTACCCACAATTCGATGGACTTGACGTAATTTGCTCGTCATTCTCATCAGCATCTACTGGCGGACCTTCTGCTGGTATCGGTGGCGGTGCAATTGACAACTACGGTGGTGCTTCAACATGGGGCGCTCCAGGATTCAACCCTTGGGTTGATGGTGTTGACCAAAATGCAATCGACTTCGGTGGAAACTCACTAACACTTGGTGGACTTGACCTCCTCATTGACCTTGTTGAAAGCAATGTCGCTGAGCCAGTTGAGAACTCAGAGTGGATGTTCCTCATGTCACCTAACGCAAACAGTCGTCTTGCCCAGTTGCTTGTTAACCAACAACGCTTCATGGACCAAGTTGAAATTGCTGCTGGTTTGATTGTACCTACATACCGTGGTGTGCCAATTGTCAAGACTTCATTCTTGTCACCACGCACAAACGTAATGTCAACCGTATCTGGCGCTGCAACTGGAACAGGCACACTTTCAGGAGACTTCACATACGCAGTTGCACCTGTTATTGCCCGTTACGGTGAAATCCAGGCTGCTAAGACTGCTAAGTTGTCACCTTCAACAACTGCTTGCACCCTTACGTTCTCGACACCTGTCGGTCCAGAAGGCGCACAGCCAACGCACTACAAGGTATACCGCGCTGCAGGTTCAACACCTGGAAACACAGACTTCAACCTACTCGGTATTGTAGACGCAAACTTCCTTGACAACACTGGTGCTGCTTACGCAACTACCAAGATTGTTGACAACGGAACTACACTTGTTGCTTACAATGGTTCGCACGCTCAGGCTTCTCCAACTGCGGCTTACGCATACGGAAACGCTGGATTGCACCCACTTACCTCTGCTGGTGAGCAAAGCATCTTCCTAATGTCTCGTGACCCTAACTACATCGTACGTCCACACGTACGTGAAATGCAAGCGGTTAACGTTTACCCAACTACTGCATCGCCTGACAGCCTGCCATTCGCATTCGTTGCGGACACCACGCTTGCTGTTCGTGCGCCTAAGTACATTGGTCGTCTTGCCAACGTTGCAAGTGCTTTGGACAGTAAGGCTGGTAATGGTTCAACACCTACCTCGTCTTTCTCTCCTAACTTCATCGTTGACTAATTAGGAAAACTGATTTCAGCGCGGCGGGTGGGTTCCCTCGTTCCTCCCCCACCCGCCGCGCTGGATTTCTCTTTGAAAGGATTTACCATGGTATTACTAGCAGCAAATGAACCAGGCGGCACAGAAGGCTTCTCTTGGGAGAAGACCGGTGACGCTGGAGCCATTGAGGTTCCACCACGCGTGGCTCACGCACTTCTTTCAATCCCTGGTGAACTTTACTACGTTGTACAAAAAGAAGTAAAAAAGATTGAAAAAGAAGTAGAAGCGGAAGTTTCTAAGGTTGAAAAGGTCGTTAAAAAGACCACTCTTAAGGAATTCAAGGAACAGAAGGAAGCATCAGTTTCCGAAGATGTATCCGAAGCACTAGATGTTGCTTCACCAACTAAGCGCAAATCCAAGGATTAGGTAATTATGGCAAAAAACAACGGTTCACAATACAAGGACCCTGTTTCACTTGCCAGCGTTGCTGACCTTTCGAAGCGCTACCCTGAGTTAGTCGTTGACATTGAACCAACTACCCTTGCGGATATTTTGGTTGAAGCAACTTCTCACTTAGAGGACCGCACAGGTCGTCGCTTGGCACCATTTCAAAATCACTTGTTCCAAGAACGACTATTCGGTATTGACCCATCTGAGTATGGGAACAATGCAGACATGCCTATGGACATTTATGGTTCATTGGGCCTATCTCAAGCCATCGCATTGGGTGCGTCGACTCTTGTACGTCACTTTTGGCTTGACCACTTCGCTCCGGTATATCCGGAACTATGGACATATGAAATTACGTCCATGAACATTATTCGCACCTATGGTGACTATCAACCAATTAACTTTGCCCATGGCGGAATAATTGGCCCAGACATTACTGATGGTCACGTATGGCTACGCTTAGGAACATTTGCCCCTGAAGGAACAAGGGTTAATGTTGTTTACAATGGTGGATATACCAAAGGTATTCCTCCATCGCTTCGTCGTGCCTGCCTATTCCAGGCCGCAAAATTTATCATTCTTGAGTTTGAACCACAAACTCGTCGTGAAATGAATCTTGACCAAATTGACCAACAGATTGACCTTTTGATTGCCCCGTGGGTAAGAGGATAAAGTGGCAATCTCCAATGATGGTCGCAGTGGAATTAATGTAACCCTTAAAGGCGCAAAAGGCGATTATTACGGGGAAGGCATAACAGAATTTACGCACAAACTTGAAATGCTCTCTGCGCGTTTAAAAAACCCACAACCAGCATTAAGAGAAGCAGAAATGCTTTTTGCTTTAATGGAAGCAGAAATATTTCAATTTAATGGTTCCTCTCCAACGTTTGGTGTTTTTAACACATGGAGGCCCCTTGCGCAATCTACGCTTGATAAATTAGGGCCCGCATTTGCTAACAAAAAACCTTTGGTTGGTCCTACTGGTGCTTTAAAAAGAGCAGCGGAAAATCCTGAATTTTTTCCAATTGGAACAAAAGCTATCAATATAATTATTGACCCAAGGAAACATCAAACCGCAACTGGAAATTATTCAAACGGCAATAATTACGCATACTTTCACCAATATGGAATTGGAAACAACCCATTGCGGCGAATTATCCCCCACCCAACGCCACCGCTTTTTATTGCTGCGGTAAGACGTGTAATTGCTCGTTACGTTTTTGAGGATGAATTTATTGAAACTCCACAAGAAAGACGAGCAGATGCAATTGTAACCAAGGTAAAAGAAAGTTCAAATGTTGAACACTTTCACCATCACGGTTCACACAACCCAATTAATGAACGTAGGTCTGTTGAGGTTGAACAACCAAGAGGCGGATTTGCATATCGTCTTGGTCGTGCAACTGGAAAAGCAATTACCAATATTTCCACTGTTGCTAAAAAGGCTGTAAGTAAATTTAAATTTTTCGGTAAATAAGGAACTATAAATGGCACAAAGAGACTGGTGGACCGATTGGGACCTAAGTTACGGTAGTGACATTTTTGGCCCTTTATACGGAGGACACAGCGTTCAAGAAGCTGTTTATAGAACTCTTGAAAAATGGTTCCCAACTTATATTGCTCAATTTAATCGCGCTTTAGGTAGCGAGGTTTTGGTTAAGCCCTTTGAGTACAGGCACCGACCTGAATATCGAACATTGCCTCGAAATGCTGCTGCTGCAGTTCTTATTTCGGTGCCAACAACACTAGGCATACCTGAGGTTCACCAAAATGGTATACGTGTTAATTGGCAAGTTGAAGCAATGGTCTACGTTTATGGAACAAAAGATTGGCAAGAAACGGAAGCTTTAACGCAGGCATATGCTGCTTGCATTCGTGCTTGCATTATTCAAAATCGCGGCTTAGGCGGTTTTGCCGAAACCACAATGTGGGACGGCGAAGAATACCTAGAAGGCGAACACAGCAGTGGTAGAACGACTGGAATTGCCCATGTTCGTTTTGTTGTAACTGTTGGAAGCGCTCTAAATATGTACGGCGGATTGCCAAGTCCGCAGTTTGCTGCAGAAGGGGCTGTAACAGAGCCTACGACACAGCGTTCAACACCAGCGCCAATAGCGACTGAAGTTAATGTCACTATTGCAAATGAGGAAATATGAGCAAAATAAAAATTTTAATTCAGTCCCCAAATGTCATTTTTGACGAAGAAGGACAACCAATGTCCCATGGTAACGAATACATAGTTAAAAATGGGAAAAAAATTGAGAGTTACATCTCAGAAGGAAATGCAGTTGTTGTTCAATCTGAAAACTTAAGTGAACAGAGGGAAGAACAAAAGCAAAAACTTTCACCAACAAAGAATTCAACGAAGCAAGAAACTGCTTCCACTAACATCGAGGAGAACTCAAATGGCTAATTCAGCCCCAGGCGTAAACATTAATGTTACTGCCAGTGCTTCAAATCCAAGCGTAAATGCCGCAACTGGCACTTGGTTTGTGCTCGGAATGGCCGCTGGCCCCGCTGGAGTAGCGGTCCCAGTTAATTCCATTTCGGACTTTAACACCTATTTTGGCCAGATTGTAAATGGTCAACTTACAGGTCGCTACACCCTAAACTCACACGTTGACAGCACGCTTCTTTACGATGCTCTTGACGTATTTTTCCGTGAAGGTGGCGTAAATGCCTACGTTTCACGTATTCAACCAACATCAACTGGCGTTACAGCAACATCAACAACAACTGGTGGAAAATTCCTTCTTACTGCAAATGGTAAGGGAACCTGGGCTAACTCAAGCAACTCTGCTGCAAATGGAGTAATCCTTACAATTAGCGGTGCAACTGTTAATTCAAATACTGTTTACACAGCAACTATTGCATACAACGGAAACACAATGGCCCGCACAGGCGGACTTGCTTCTGACGTAGATGTAGTTAACTGGATTAACACACTTCCTGCTTACCAATCAATGGTCACAGCAAGTACAATTTCTGGTTCAAGCGTTTTGCCAGCAGCTGGCTCAAGTGTTAGTGTTTACCTAACCGGCGGAACTGACGTTAACATCTCTGATGCAGACGTACCAGTAGCACTTACTGTTTTTACAGACGCATTTGGACCTGGTCAAATTTCATACCCAGGCGCAACATCAACAACAACATACCTAAACCTTGCTAACCACGCTAATTCATTTAACCGTGTTGCTGTTCTTGACGCTCAAAACACTGCAACCGCATCTGACATTATGGACGACGCAGCAACGGTTCAAGGAACTGCAATTGACCCAGCATATGCTTCAATCTTTGCTCCTTGGTTAATTGTTCCAGGTCTTGTAAACACAAACCCTAACCAACCTGCTGGCGCAGTCATTAATCGCACAGTTGCACCTTCTGCACTTGCTGCAGCAAAAATGGCAGCAAACGACTTGGTAACAGACGCAAATAACCCAGCAGCAGGCATTAACAGCGGTAAGTCAAATTACGCTGTAAGCGTTTCAGCAGCATTTGATGCTACTCAACGTGGCGAACTAAACAGCGCTGGAGTAAACGTTATTCGTATTGTTCCTGGTGCAAATGTTATTGCTATCTATGGATACCGCTCACTTGCATTTGATGCAAATTGGCAATTCCTTAACAACGTACGTTTCCGTATGCAAATTATTCGTGACTTCAACACAGTTGCTGAATCATTTGTATTCTCAGAAATTGATGGCCGTGGTCACCTGTTCTCACAATTGAACGGTGCACTTGCAGGTCTTTGCCAGGCTTACTGGGCTCGCAAGAGCATTTATGGTGCAATACCAGCAGAAGCATTTTCTATTAACACTGGCCCACAAATCAACACACCAACAACAATTGCTGCAGGGCAAATTAATGCTGCTGTAAACCTTCGCATGTCACCATTCGGAGAGTTTGTAACAGTTAATGTAACCAAGTATTTGGTTAGCGCTCCGCTTCCAACCCTATAACTTATAATCTAAGGAGAAATTAATATGGCTGATAATTTAGCAGGCATTCACGACCAGGGCTCAGAGCAGCAATGGCTGGCAACATTAAGCGTTGACGGAAATGACTATGGTATTTTTGACAAGTTTACAGGTGGAGACGTTACCTCATCTGTTGTAAAACACCGTCCTGGTGGAATGGGTCCAGAAATTACTTACCTATCACTTCCAGTCTACTCAGACGTTACTTTGACCAAGGTTTACGAAAGCCACCGAGACCACGACCGCGTTGCTGCTTTGCACGCTATGGTTGGTCGAGTTTTGGCTACAGTTTCACTTCAACCACTAGGAGACGACGGACACCCATTTGGTAACGTTCGTAGCTACAGCGGACGCCTTATTGGCGTAAAAGACGGTGGAACTGACTCAAACAGCAACGCTGCCCGTATGTTTGAAGTAGACATTGCGGTTGAGACCGTAAGCGGCTAGTATTATAAACAACTAAACCATTGGAGGAACACATGGCTGAATTTATTATTGACGGTATGGAAAATGGAAAACCCGAAGCCGAGGCATTTGAGGCAGTGGAAGAGATTGAAACAAACAACTCTTTCACTGCCCTAGCCTCACTTCAGGCTCGTCGTGCAGAAATTGTTGACGAGCTTTACACAGACATTAAAGTCCCGCGCTGGGAAGCGCCGGAACTCTACGTTCGTTTTAAGCCTGTTTCAACTATTAAGTTGAACAATGCTATTGAAAAGCGACGCAAGCAAAAAGGTGAAGACTGGTCTCTTTTGGCCAACGCCGATATGCTTATTGACTCCTGTGTCGGAGTTTATGCCGTTATGAACGGTGACACTGAAAACAAAATTTCACTTGAAAAAGGAAACCCAAACGGTACATGGACAAAGTTTGACCACAAACTTGCTGAGGCTCTTGGTCTAGACACCCAACGTGCAACAGATGTTGTTCAGACTATTTACCTTACCGAAGGTGACCTTATTGACACAGCAAACAAATTGTTCAAATGGAGCAACGTCGCTAACGATGAGGCTGACGAAGCTTTTTAAAAGCCCTAGATGAAAACCCCCATATTGAAGCAGGAGCATACGCCACTATTTTGGGTATGGACGCTAGGGCGGTTTTAAGTCACGAGGGCAACGAAGATTACATAATTGATATTGCTCTTATTAAAAGGGCTTTAAAAATACAAAGTGAACAAAAAGTAGAAGAAATAAAAGTTCTTGCGGAATTGATTGGCCTAGAAGTCGCGAAAACCATAGCAAAAATCTTCTAACCGTATCATTTCGCCCAACCACATGGGCGGCTAAGCCGCTACCTCTTTTCGGGGTAGCGGTTTTTTTATTAAGGCACTAGATGAGTACACCAAACGAATTATCGATGAACATTGTCATCAGAGCACCTGGTAGTAATGAGGTTGTTTCTGATGTAACCATCAATCTACAAAAGATGAAGGTAGAGGTCAACGAGACCACTGCCGCCCTTAAAAGAAAAACAAAAGCTCAAACAGCCGATACCGACGCCGTTAAATTAAGCAACGAAGAAATTGCTCGTCAAGAAAAATTGTTGCGCGGTAATCGAGACGCAAAAACACAAAACACAGCCGCAACTGACAAAGACAGTGAAGCTGAAACCGCCAATACAAAAGCAAAAAAAGCAAAAAACGCTGAAACAGCCCGGGAAATTGAACTTGACAAAATTCTTTTTTCAATTCAAGAAGGCCTTATTAAGCAAAACCTTATGGGGCAACAAAACCTCATGGCGGCAGAAAGTGGTTACTCAAAATTTTATCTTCAGGCTAGTCGTGTAGCGTCATTAGGAACACCAGCCGTTTTAAAAGCCGGTACTTGGAGCGCACTTTTACTTGGTGGCGCTGCATACGAAGGTATTAAAAAATACGCAGAATTTAACAAATTAATTACTCAGACCATTACGCAGGCAGGTCGTTCTCCAAGTGAACTTCCATTTCTTTCAAAAACTGCACTAGACATTGCACGACAAACAGGTGCCAATGTAAACGACGTTGCCAACATGATGTACCGTGCTGCTTCTGGTACTGCTTCGTGGAATGATGGTCTTGGGGCTACAAAAAAGCAATTAGCAGACGTTACAAAACAAGTTGCAAATCTTAACGTTTTGGGAAACATTCCCGGCGGAGTTGCATCTGAACAATCTGCTCGTGTTGTAACAGCCCTGGTAAACGCTAATATTCGAGGTGTCGGAAGTGGTTCTGCCGGTGTTTCAAGAGCCGCCTACCTTATTAATGCTGCAGTGGGTGCTGGTGACATTCGCCAAAGTGAATTGGTATCTGCACTTGGTCGTGGTGTTTTAACATCCGCTAAAGCAAATGGTATGTCTGCTCAAGATGCTGTTTCGTGGATTGACCTTCTAACATCCCTTGGTACAACAGGTTCTGTTGCTGGTACTTATGTTAAATCTGGTATTAACCTTTTAACAAACCCATCAACTCAGGGTGCTAAAGCCATGGCAATGCTTCACATTGCTCCTGGTGATTTCCAAAAAATTATGTCTGGAAATCAAAACTACACAGGACAGGACGGAATTGTTTATACAGGCTTGATGGGTGTGACCATGAAGCTTAAAGAAGCAATGGGTACATTTAACCCATTTAGCAATTTTCCTAAATATAAAGGCGCTCAGGGTTTTCAAGGTGCTGTAAATCTTCTTGAAACCTGGGGAGTAAATCAGATACCTAAAAACATGATTGATGCCTGGAAAAGTGGAAAAAATTTCACTCAATCCATGGCTATGCAGGCGGAGTCACTTCTTCTTACTAAAGCGTTTGGTGGTTCAAAGCAGTTTGCAACAATTGCTTCACTTATTAACAATCCAGATAAATTGGCTGGAATTATTGCAGCCATTGACCGTCAAAACAACTCTGCTTCATACAACAGGTCTGTACAAATTGCGCTTAATACACCCTCTGCGCAATTTCACAAAATGCTTCAACGTTTTAATGCTGACCTTATTAGCGTTGGAAAGAATCTAACTGGTCCTGCAATTCTTGTTGGCAAAGTATTTACTGGTCTTTTTGACATTTTAACACAATTTAAAATTATTCTTTATCCACTTGTTGGAGCAATGGTTAGTTTTATTGCTTTAGCAACCGTTGCTAAAACCGCCCAAATACTTAGGGGTGGTTATGCTTTGATGGGTGGAGGTTTTGCCCGAACATCAAGTTTTTGGGGTTCAATGATTGCAAGAAACCCAGAACGTTATGCCGAAGGAACCTTCCGAGGAAGAATGGTTCGTTCTCTTGGCTCTGGTGGTGCTGCTATGCAATCCACTGCAAAAATTCAAGAAGATGAATTTATTGGCAAAATGGGAGCAACATTTAATAAATTTGGTTTATCAACCGATGCATTTGGCGCCGACATTGAAAGACTTACTGCGTTTCTTGGTGGTGAAGCAATGGCTGGAACTGCTGGAGCTGCTGGAATGGCGGGTAGAAGTGCAGCAGAAATATCTGCTGCCGAAAGAGGGCTTCTTAGTAGCGGAAACCTTATTACTAAAAAAGCAATTCGTGAAGCATATTACCCAGGAATGCCAGCGCGTGGTAGGGCACAAACTGCATTAGTGAATCAAACATACGAAAAACTTCGTCCAATGCAACAAGAGCAACTAAGAACCATGGGTGCAACTCCTGTTGTTCCGGTTGCTACACGACCGGGTGTAAGACCACCATCTGGAGAACCAGCGGGTGTGACTGGTGCTGCTGCTCGTGAAGGTGAACAATTGGCCGTTAGAGAAACTGGAGCACTTGAGGGTGGTTTTTCTGGCATTGGTGGACGACTTTTAGGATTTCTTGGTGGACCTGTTGGAATGATGGCAATGATGTCTCTACCATTTGCTCTTCCCTTGCTTGGAAAATTGGGTGGTTTATTTAGCGGTGGTGGAGGAACTCCATACACCCTACCCGGTGCTGTAAAAGGTTTTTCTGCTTCTGAAGCAAATGCAAATCTTGCTGGTCTTAATAAAAAACAACAGGCTTCTTTTAACAAATTTGTAAACGACATGGTTGCCGGAAAAGATATCAATAAAGATATCAAGGCAATGCAAAAACTTGGTATTGCTAGTTCTTATTGGCAAGGACTTCTTGGTCAATCACTTGGTGAAAAGGGCATTAAAACTGGTGTTAAAGACTATAACGCTTTGTTAAAAATTCAAAAAATACAGTCTCTTGCTTCGTCTATAGATGCTGTTGGAGTTAACGGTAAAAAATTTCTTAAGCAACAAGTTATGGGCAACAAGGCACTTTGGAATAGTCTTTCAAACGACCAACGTCAAGCTTACAAAAAATTGTTTAATTCTGATTCTAAACCTCAAGATTGGGAAAAATTAACTCAAACTGCTTTAACGGGCGAAGCGGACATATTGAATACACAGTTTGGTAAAAAACTTGGACAATACGCACCTAACTTTGTTGCAGACGTGGCCACAAGAGCCCAAACTTCATTGGTAAAAAACATTCGCGGCATCAAGGGAACAAGTGCTGCCGCAGTTACTGCTGAATACATTGGTTCCGCAAGATTACAAGCAACGGCTAATCAAGATTACAAAACAGCACTTACATTTAAACCAGGAAGTAAACTCTACAACGAGTACATGGACTTGTATCAAAAACTTACGGCTTCTGCGGCAAAGGAAAGGGCTCAAGCAGCCAATGACCAAAAAGAACTTGGTCTTTCTGGAAAAACAATTCAAGACTTGGCAAATAAAATTGCTGCTGCTAACAAGTCTGTTTATCAACAGGCTGGGTTTGCAACCGCTGCGCAATTTGCTACGGCAATGGTTTCATCCCTTAAAACTGGTGGTCCTTTGTTAGCTCAAATTGTAAACGATGCAAACAAAAACAAAAATTCACGCGGTAACTGAGGATAATTAAATGACAAACCGAAACCCACCAGTAATAAGTCAACCGGTATCGTCAACACCAAATCTTTTTGCAACGTCAAGACTTATAACCCTTATGCCAGATTTGTATGGAAATGCATATTTGGGCGCCGGAAGTTATTTTAATATTACCGCAGGATTGGTAGACCACTCTTCATATGGTCCAATTTCTTCTGGTGGTTGGCAAACTGTAGACCGACCAAAACAAGTTGCAGCAACACAATGGTTTGACCAACCCCCTTATAAACTTGATTTAACAATTCTTCTTGACAAATCTGTTACAAACCCAACAGCCAATCAAGGACAAATTGCAAGCAAAACACATGCAAATGCAATGCCTAATCAAAACGCTGATGTAGAAGATTATTGCAATCAACTTGAATTGTGGCTTGAAGCAGACTCAGACCTTCTTCGTCCACCTTCGCTTATGATTAATGGTCCCGTTCCTGGAACTCTTAGAAACTGGATTGTTTATTCTCTTGAAATGACGGATGCGGTTCGTGATTTTGAAACAGGTTTAAGAATTCAACAATTAGTAAAATTAACTCTTTATGAATTCATTCCACCAGTAGCAACTATAAATCACACCCCTAATTTTTCACCCGCAAAAGCATGGGTCAAAAACAACAACACAACCGCCACCACAGTTAAAAAACTTTATACAATTCAAGCCGGTGACAATATTCAGTCAATTGTAACAAAAACAGGCGGAGACAATAATTCAGCAGCAAAAATATTGGATGCAAATGGTCTTAGGGACCCATCTTTAATTCAATACATGCTTGGTGAAGTTATTATTATTCCATAAAAATGACAACAAATACTAAATCAGCAACTGCCAAAACGGGCGCACCAAAATCAAACTCTGCCACAGTTTCTACTGGAGGCGCTAATGGTGGCATTGGTGTAATTGTTCCAGGAAAACCATTAACAAATACTGCTGTAAAAACCCCGCCAGCGGTTGGAAACGTTTCAATAACGTCTGGATTTGGTCCTTTTGCACTTGAATATTTACAATTTACAAATCCAAAAACTGGAAAAACAACAAACATTGACGTTAACTTTAGGGCCGGTGTAAACAATGTTCTTCTTCAAAAAACAATAATTGGTCCCTCTACTTTAACCATTCAAATGACCGACCCAAACCGCCAACTTATTAAAAGCATTGGCGATGGTGGAATTATTTCTCAAGGAACAACAGTAACAATTGTTGAAGACGGACAACAACTTAATTTTGTTCTTGTTCAGTTTATGAAAGCCTCTGACCAAATTCAACTGGTTTTTGAATCGGAAGCTGTTTATACTTTGAGAAATCAAAGGGGTTTAATTACAAACACCGTAAGTACTCAAGTTACCGAATTCATTACCGGCCTTGCTACTGCTCCAAACAAATATCTTGCAGCTGGTCACAAAATATCGGTACAATCTGCAAATTACGCTACTGTTTGGTCTAAACTTGTTGGTAATTCTAAAAAAGCAATTGTTAAAGTTGGTCTTGGTCGTGGAACCACAGCAGATTCCGCTGAAGATTCCTGGTCAGCAATGAGTCGTATTGCATCAGGAGTTGGTTGGCGTTTGTGGGAAGATGAAAACATTATTCATTTTGGTCCTGATGAATATTGGTTAGGTTTACTTACAAAAAACAAACAAGGTGCGGCTGTTCCACCAATTAATCAAAAATTTAATCCCGGAGCAAAAATTCAAGAAATAAAAGAATTTAGCGACACAGTTCAACTTATTGATTACGACTGGGACGTTGGAAAACCTTATGCTCAGGCAACGGTTACTTGCATGTTGGACAATTGGCAATTTAACTTAGGTGAAATTGTTCACGTTACAAACCTTGGCCCAGGAAGTGGCTACTGGATGGTTTCTGGAATGATGAGAGATATGTACCTCCCACAGGCATCATTAACACTTCAGGTTCCAATGCCGTTTTCTCAAGTTTTACAGCCTACATCTGCTCCTTTACCTGGATTCCCGCTTATAACTGCAAAGATTGTATAGACATGAGAAGCACTAGCTCAAATGCAAATCTTCAACAAATCCTTAGAACGCAATACAATTACAACACAGATGCAGACCAATACACTGGGACCTATTACGCCAAGGTTGTTCAAACAGACGTTTCTGTTGCTCATTTAAGTCCACCGCCAATTCCAACCGGTCAGATGACTATTGTTATTTCTGCAATTAGTTCAAATTCGGTGTGGGGACCATTACCTTATCCTGGCTCAACTGCTCCACCATTGGGAACAACAGCAACGGTAACATTTGACCAAAATAACAACCCAATTGTTCATTCTTTTGTTAATTGGTCACACAATGGCGCCACTGGAACGGTTACACTTAAAGCAATATCTTCCGGTGGTTCAAATGGTTCGCTTACTTTTAAAAATGGAATTATAACAGCATTTATAAACCCTACCTAAATACTTGAAATTTTTTAAAATGGGTGTATGCTTCTTACTATGCTGAGCATTTTTACACCTAGTCACGACCCCAAATACCTCGATGAGGCATATGAGAGTCTAAAATCTCAAACCAACGAAGCCTGGGAATGGATTGTTGTTTTAAACGGCAAAGCCGAATGGTCTAGACCAGAGTACGACGACCGTGTTAAAGTTGCTTATGCCAAACCACAACTAGGTGGAAAAGTAGGAGCACTTAAGCGATACGCTGTTGAACTTTGTTCTGGTGACATCCTGGTTGAACTAGACCACGATGACATTCTTATGCCCACCGCATTAGAAGAAATACAAAAAGCATTTGACAAAAATCCAAATGTTGTTTTTGTTTACTCAGATTTTTCTTACATCAATGCAGATGGAACACCAAACTTTAGCAAATACGATGCTTCGTTTGGTTGGGAATACCACGAAGAAGATGGCTACAATGTTTGCCACGGTCTTGCGCCAAGTCCCCACAACGTTTCACTAATTTGGTATGCACCAAACCATATTCGTTCTTTCCGTGCCGATGCTTATCGAGCAACAGAAGGATACAACAAAGACATGAAAGTCTTGGACGACCAAGACATTATGTGCAAGATGTTTATTCAAGGTGATTTCTATCACATCAAGAAGAACCTTTACCTTCAACGCGTACACCCAGAAAACACACAGGCAAAGTCTGACATCAATCCGTTTATTCAAACGGAAACAGTTCGCATGCGTGACAAAAACATTCAACCACTTCTTTTGGCTTGGGCAAAGCGTAACAACCTTATGGCAATTGACATGGGTGCTGCACACAATCCAACACCAGGATATGCAACATTAGACATGCACGAACCAGCAGACCTTGTTGGTGACGTATTTGACATTCTTGAAAGTCTTGATGACAATACGGTTGGCGTTATTCGCGCCGTTGATTTTCTAGAACACATTCCAGACAAGGTTCGCCTTTGGAATGAAATGTACCGAGTTCTTGCTCATGGTGGAATGGTTCTAAGCCTTACACCAAGCACAGATGGTCGTGGAGCATTCCAAGACCCAACGCACAATAGTTTTTATAACGAAAATTCATTCTGGTATTTTGCAGACGAAAATTACCGCAAGTATGTTCCAGAACTAAAAATGAATTTTCAAGCAACTGTGCTTCAGACGTATTTTCCAAGCGACTGGCACAAACAACACAACATCTCCTACGTAAACGCCAACCTTATTGCTCTTAAGGGTGGTGAGCGCCAAGGAGGCAGACTAGGAATTTAAATGGCTGAACCAATTACAAACCTTACGGCTAACTGGGTTGAAAATACTGGAATAAAAATTCAATGGACAGCGGCAGCAGACGTAACAGTTAATTCAAAATATGAAATATACTTGCTTCAACAAACAAGTGAATTTCAACCATTTTGGAATCTTGTTTCAACATTAAATTCTAGTCTTGTTTACAACATATCTACGTCAACAAATTCGCTTACGCCGCCCGTTAATTCATACGAACTTCCCTGGGCAACGTACAAGCAACTTTTGGAACAAAATTTAATTTCACCAAATTCTGTTGCATTTTATATTAGTCACATAGATTCAACTGGCGTTGAAAGTATTGCAACGACAATCTCTGTTTTTCCTAATCAAAAAACAAAAAGATACAGTCAACCTCATTTTGCAAATAACTTGGTTGTTGACCAATTTGGTCAGTTTATTACAAACCCACAAGATTCTTACGAAGAAATATCAAATAGTGTTTCTATATTTATGGGAACAGACAAAGGTCAAAGAACGGCAGTACCTGGGTACGGGGTTGATGACCTTCCATTTTCTGAATTAAACATTGCAAAAATTAAAAAAGAACTTTCGAGTTGGGAACCTCGTGCCGTTGTTGACATTGATGTTAATTATACGGACAACAATCAAGCAACATTAAATCTAAAAATTAAGAACACAGGCGGCGCCTAATGGCTTACATTAACATTCCAGTAGTTACGGACAGCGATGTTCTTGTACAACAAGCACTATCAAACATTGCTTCCAATCTTCCTGGTTGGGTTCCAAGAGAAGGTAATTTAGAAGTACTTTTACTTGAGCAATTTGCACAAATGATTGCCGAGGCAAACGATGTTGCTTCTAACGTTCCTGACACAATTTTTGAATACTTTGGTTCGCTTATTGGAATTACACCAAACGCTGGTGCCGCCGCAACCATAACAACAACATGGAGTCTTGTTTCTTCTGCATCCAGCCCTGGATACACGATTCCAGCAGGAACTATTGCTGGATTTTTTTACGGTGGAGCTGCTTATCAGTTTCAAACACTCAACGACACAACAATTGCTGCAGGTTACTCAACAGCAGACATAACAATGCAGGCTGTTGAATCAGGTTCAATTTACAACATTCAAAATATTTCCGGATTTAACCCTTTAACTACATACCTTGAGTTAACAACGCCAAATCCAACAATTTCAAACATTATTATTACAGGAACATACGCAACAAATACGACACTAACTCTTGGTGTTGACCCAGAAACAACAGTTGATTTTTTGAATCGTTTAACTAATGAACTTCAACTTTTAGCGCCACGCCCAATTACGCCAAGTGACTATGCTTTGTTTTCTCAAAGTTACAATGGCGTTTATAGGGCATTTGCTTTTGATGGATTTAATCCATATACAAATCGTTTAACCGCTGCTGATGCAAATTTTACAACGTACGCAACTTCTAATTCTGCACCAACTGGTTGGTCAACTTTTGGAAACGGAACGGCAACACTTCCTTCAATTAAAACTTCGGGAACGTCTCCAAATAATTATCTTCAATTTACATCATCTTCTAATGCTCCAGTTAATGCCGCTCCAGTACAAACGGCAGTTTCAGCTGGGGCAAGTTCGATTATTGTAACAACAACAGGATTTAGTACAACAATTAGTTCTGCAAATCCATCACTTATTTACATTGAAGATGACATTAATGGTGATGAAATTGTTGTTGTTACTGCTGCATCTGCTGCGTCTGGTGGAAAACAAACACTAACAATTGATGCACCTGGATTTATTTATGCTCATCCAACAACCGCAACAGTTACACAGCTTCAGGGAACAATTCTTCCAAACATTACAGGACTTGCATCTAATTCAACGTGGTACCAATCGGCTGCTGTAATTCAAGCCGCTGGTTCCGCTGCAGAAACAAACGCAACCGCAAAACCGTACGTTGTTTCCGTTGCAACGTACATTGATGGTTCAAAAAGAACATTTTCTTCAGCACCACAATTTTCAGACTCTTTGTACACATACACTGCATCGCCTAAAACCATTACTTGCAAAATTCTTGCAAACAACACGGGAACATCCACCGGGTTAACATACGACCCAGGTGTTTCTAGTGTTTATGCAAACCTTGATGCTTACGTTACATCAATTCAAACGTACATTGCTTTCGCTAACGCAACAACAAGCAAAACTCACAAAATTTTTTACAATTCATTAAACGGTGTTGGTTTAGATTTTTCTTTAACAGACAGTCAAACGCTTACAACAAGCTCCTACAATTTTATTCCTGACGCAACTTTTAGCAATTACAATATTGTAAACGGAACTGGTGCTAGTTGGGGAAATGGAAGCATGCCATGGTCAATGCCGTCTGGTATTAACTGTCTTCCAAATTATGGTGTTCAATACCTTGGAACCGGAACTGCACTTGGCAGTGACAAAACTGTTTATTCTCAAATTTTTAATCTTTCAAATCTTACTGATGACTCAACGGGAACAACAAGAACGTACACACTTTTTGCAAACATTGATGCAACTTATGCTGGCGTTACTTTTGCCGACGTTTCGGTTAAGGTTGTGGATGCAAACACTAATTCCGTTCTTGCGACTATTACACCAAATGCAGCAAATGAAGAAACTATTGTTGCAACATTTAATCTTTCTTCTGAAAAAGATGTTCAAGTTGAGGTTGTTTTTGCAAGTGGTCTTAATGTTCCGCTTGGTTCAAGTGTAATTGTTTCAAATATTGGTGTTGAGTCTGGTTCTTACACTTTTTTAAATCTTCCAGAATACGAACAAGATAATTACTTCTGGACACAGGGTGGTCTTTACGCCCCGTCAACGTTTAATTATGCGCGCACGGTAACGGTTGCACCAATTGATTCAAATGGTTTTGCTGTAAGTGACACAATTGCCGACAATTTAACTGACTATTTACAAGCGCGAAGAGAAATAAATTTCTCCGTTCAATCAATTAAACCAAATTATGTTCCAATTGACGTTTCCTGGACTGCTTATGTTGCCCCTGGGTACACAGCTTCTGCTGTTCAATCAACGGTTAATAGTGCAATACGTTCATTCTTAAGCCCAGCTACATGGGGTGGTGGAGGAAATACACCACCATACTGGGATGGTTCTTCTAACGCAATTAGAATTTTTGACATATCGGGAATTATTTCTTCTGTTCCTGGCGTTGCAAGTATTACTAGCGTTCAAATTAAAACTTCTTACCCAATTCTTGGAAGTTATTCAACTAACGATATTGTTATGGATGGTATTGCTCAACTTCCAATAGCAAACGTTGTTAATGGTGTGATGTTTACAAATGCCCTTACTGCTTACAGTGGTTTGTAAATATGGAAAAAACACTTCCTCCAAGTTACAGTACAAACGCAATTTACAGAACTATACCCCAATTTATTCAAGACGCTGACGCCGCCGCTCCTAAAAATGCTGCTTTTCCAAATGGTTACCCATTGTGGTATTTTCTTTACGGAATTTGTCAATTAGTTGATAAAACAAACGTAATAACTAGAGACGCCATAGGTCCCGGTGTTCATATTGAAGCAGACATTGGTTTAAATAATGGAAAACCTATTATTGACGCTCTTATTTCAAAACCTTTAAGTGCTACAGATACAACAATTGTTATTTTTAATACCGATAAAAGTTGGAATTTAATTAATACATCTGTTCCGTTTCAATTTAACATTGTTGACACATTTAACAATTTTGAAGAAACCGTAACAATACCAGCAGGTGTTTATAATTGGACCGCACCATACGTTGTGCTTACAGGTGTAACTCGTGGCAATAACGCTACTTATTACCCAGCTTCAACTGGTGCTGACGGAAGTGTTTATCTTGAAGACTACTTAGGAGCACCTGGTTGGTCTCAAGTTGTTGACATTAATCGATGCCCTAATTATGCATTGCCATGGCTTGGGCAATTTGTTGGTGCAAACATTGCAGAAAATTCTGGATTAAGTCGTCAAAAAATGACGCAAAAAATAAAAGAACGTTCAGGTTTTAGTCGAGCAACAGTTCCCGCAATGGTTTCAGAACTAGTTGCACTTATTAACCAAGAAATTTCTCCAGAGATAGAACCACTTTCTTTTAATAAAATTATTGTTTTGGAAAACACTCAATACAACATTAGTGGTTCAATTTTTTCTTATAATCAATACGCAGTAACGCTTTTATTGCCATATTCATATTTTAGTAATTATACATACCAATCGCTTCAAGACGCAGCCACTGCTGGGTATGGTTCAAATTACTTAAATTTAAATTCTTATATTACTAGCCTTGGTGGTCTTTATTTTGACCTTGCCGGAAGCACAACACCAAGCAGTGATTCACCGTATGTAAATTTCGTTTATCGTTACCGCCCCGCCGGTATACAAATCTTCGTAGGAGGCTATTAATGTCTAGCGGTTTAACAACAAGAGCAGGTGTTTCATATCCTGTAAACAGCGACAATGCTGCTGTTGCAAGTGACATTCAATCAATTGCTCAGTTCATTGACTCAAACGTGGCGCTTTTTGTTCAAGCAGCATCACAACCGGCATCTCCTATTAAAGGGCAAATTTGGTGGTGCACAAGCACAACTGCGGTAGATGCCAATGGTAATTCTCAATATGGTTTTAACTGGTATGACGGAAACAATTGGTATAACGTTACCGAGCAAATGTTTATGGTTGGCCCAATGGCTCCTTTGCCAACGTTTTCTGGGCTTCTTTGGTACGACACATCAACCGCAAATGGAAATTTTAAATACTGGAGTGGAACGGCCTGGGTTGACATTATCCCGGCAACAACAACAAACGGACAGGTTCTTACTTCAAGTTCAACCGGTATTAAGTGGGTAACGCCAAGTTATCTTCCATCTTCGGAAAGCGCAACCAACGGACAGGTTTTAACAATTGTTAGCGGAACACCTGCGTGGTCTTCTGTATCATCGGTTCCAACAACTTCCGGAATTATTAACGGATACGTTCTTACCAACGCTTCCGGAACGCCAACATGGCAAGCGGTTTCATCTTCGGCAAACGCAACAGTAAATCTTACTGCACAAAGCGCTGCAAAGTCAGTAACAACTTTATTTACACCGGTTAACGACGGTCTTTATCAGATTGCTTACTACGCAAAAGTAACCACCGCGGCGACAACTTCCTCAACAATTGGTCCGTTTACCGTTACTTCTACCGACCCTGATGGCAATACTGTAGTCAGCGTTGGTGAATCTACTTCTCAAAACTCAACCACCAATGGTTTTATAAATGGAATCATTCCAGTATACGCTAAGGGTGGAACCGCTATTCAGTACGCACTTTCGTACGCTTCTTCCGGCGCAACCGCCATGGCATACGACCTTTACATTGTTGTATCGGGTACGGTAGCACCAGTAAGCACGGGAACAGTAGCCTCATTTAATGGCCGAACTGGAGCCGTAACACCCGCAACTGGTGATTACAACTCCGCGCAACTTACCTACACCAACGGTTCTGGTTCATTGTACGGTTCAGACATACTAACCCTACGCATCATGGGTGCTTATTAGTACCTTAAACACTAGATTTTAATAACTTTTATAGTAGAATAACAATAACTCTCACAACAGGAGCACAACAAAATGGCAACAACACCAGCAGTATTATACCGAGGGGCAGCAGCCACTTCCTCAACAACCCTTTACACAGGACCAGCATCAACGACCACAATCGTTACTGAAATTATTGCCGCCAACACGGCAGGCACAGCGGGTACATTTACCATTTCTCTTAATGGTACAGTTATTATCCCCGCCGCCGCTATTGCAGCGAACTCTGTAGCAGTCTTCAACATTAACGAAGTATTGCCAACTACACAGATTCTTGCTGGATTTGCTTCAGCAACAACAATTAACTTCAGCATCTCAGGCGTTCAACTAGTTTAATTATGGGCCAGTCTACTTTCCCCACACCCTCTGCGGGGGCAAGTTACAGTTCTCAGCCACCGGCGAATGCTTCCAGTGTCTTACTTGACGGCTCCCTAGTAAACTCAAGTTCTTATTCAACTACCGTCACGGGTACCGGCGCGTCCTGGCTTCTTTATGCCAACGGAGCAGGAACTACAACTATCACCATTGCTGGTACTCCCTACACCGTTACTGCTGGCTCTACCGTAGGTACATCTGCGTACACCGGTAGCCAAAGCGTTACTGTAGGGGCGAGTTACACAGGAACGCCATCTACTTTTTCTGCTATGACAGTTCCTAATTCAGCTTCATTACCTTATTACGCTATGGCATTTGGTAACGGAACATTTGTTGGATTAAGAGGTTGGAGTTCAACAACAAATGCTGGTATTTATTCTACCAACGGCACAACTTGGTCAACAATGACTATGGCAAGCTCAGCCTATTGGTCGGGCGTTACCTATGGCAATGGTTTATTTGTTGCGGTTTCTGGTGGTGCTAATGACACTAATGCAACTATTGCTAATTATTCAGCAAACGGAACAACATGGACTTCTGCATCACTTTCAGCATCTAGGGCATGGAACGGTGTTACATCAGGGTCTATTGGTGGAACTACTTATTTTGTTGCAGTACCAAGAAGTTCTGGTGGTGGCGCTACTACGTCAGCCTCTTATTCAACTAACGGAACATCTTGGACTGCTGCAACTTTACCAAGTGGAAAATGGTACACCTGTACTTATGGAAACGGTATTTTTGTTGCACTTGGCGATGATAATGCTGGGAACCCTACTGCCTATTCAACCAACGGGACAACCTGGACTGCTGGTTCTGGTGCAACTGGGTCAGGAAAACAATTTACTGGTTCTGCTTACGGCAACGGAACGTTTGTTGCTACACAAGCTGATGGACTTACCGCTACTTATTATTACTCTACCAACGGCACGTCTTGGTCATCAGGAACAATGCCCTATACCAGTCCGTACTATTTTGTTACATACGGAAATGGTTATTTTGTAACTGCGGTTGCAAATACAAGCACTGGCGCCTATTCAACCAACGGCACAACGTGGACTGCCTCAACAATGCCAAGTTCCGATAACTGGAAATGCGGAGCGTATGGTAATGGTGTATTTTCTGTTTTAGGAGGTACAACTAATTCCACTAATGGCGCATACTACGCTTTTACAGCACTCACCCCAGTCGCCTACGGTATCTACAACGGCCCAACAGCCACTCACTAAGGAATATATATGGGAAATAGCGTTTATCCAGTTCCTTCAGCGGGGGCAAGTTACAGTTCGCAACCACCAGCCTCAGCCTCTAGCGTTCTGCTAGATGGACAGTTGGTCACGGCATCATCAATCACAACGAGCGTGACTGGCACTGGCGCACCCTGGCTTCTCTATGCCAACGGAGCAGGGCCAACAACTATAACTATTGCTGGTACTCCTTACACCGTTACTGCCGGTTCTACGGTTGGTACGTCTGCGTATACAGGTAGTCAGAGCGTTACTGTAAATGGACCTACTGCAGCACCCTCAACTTTTTCTGCTTCTACGATGCCTAGTAATTCTTACTGGAATAGTGTTATTTATGGTAACGGTTATTTTGTTGCTGTTCAACGGTCAGCAACAACCGCAGGCGCATATTCAACAAACGGTACAACGTGGACTGCCAGTACCATGCCTAGTTCTTCTAACTGGTACAGCGTCACTTACGGTAATGGAAAGTTTGTTGCGGTTGCAATTTCGACCTCTTCCGGAGCATACAGTACTAACGGTACAACGTGGACTGCTTCCACAATGTCGGCTTCTTCTGGTTGGTACGGCGTTACTTATGGCAACGGTTACTACGTTGCAGTAGCTAACAGCTCAACCGTCAGTGCATCTTCAACCGACGGAATTAACTGGACTGCTCGTACACTGCCAAATAGTAATAGTTGGGAAGCGGTTACTTACGGTAACGGTTACTTTGTTGCAGTTGCAGACAGTACAACAGTCGGTGCATATTCAACAAACGGAACTTCATGGACTGCTTCTACAATGCCTAGTGCCTCTTATTGGATTGGCGTTGGTTATGGAAACGGTTACTTTGTTGCAGTTGCTTACGGAACTACAACCGCCGGTGCATACTCAACAAACGGCACAACTTGGACTGCCAGCACTATGCCTAGTTCTTCTAACTGGACTGGCGTCACCTACGGTAATGGCTACTTTGTTGCTGTTGCAAATGGCACAACCGCCGGTGCATACAGTACGAACGCAACAACTTGGACTGCTTTAACAATGCCAAGTAGTTCTAACTGGTCTAGTGTTACATACGGAAACGGTTACTTTGTTGCAGTTTCTCAAACCACATCCGCAAGTGCTTACTACGCATTTCCATCACTCCCAGTCGCCTACGGTATCTACAACGGCGCAACGGTTAGGGCGTAATTATGGGTCAGTCAACATTCCCAGTACCAAGTTCAGGGTCATCAACCAGCACCGTTCTGCCGGTTAACGCTTCTAGCGTAATACTTGACGGAAGCCTTACGAGTGCTGGAACCTACACCACAACAGTCAACGGCAACGGTAGTCCGGCTTATCTTGTTGCCAGCGTAAATCCAGCCACAATTACAGTCGGTGGAACTGCATACTCAGTACCGGCTAACACTGTTGTTGCTTCTAAAGCTTTTGGCGCAAGTACAAGCGTTACCGTTGCTGCAAACGTAGCGTCATATTCAGGTGCACCAACAACTTTTACAAGTTCAACACTTTCTTCAAGTTTATATTGGAGAAGCGTTACTTTTGGTAACGGAACCTACGTTGCTGTAGGTTGTAGCAGTTCTAATACTGGCACAACCGCCGGTGCATATTCCACTGACGGAACCTCATGGACCGCTATGACAATGCCAAGTAGTTCCACTTGGTATGGAGTTGCTTACGGAAACAATGTTTTTGTAGCGGTTCAAGGCAACTCTAGTTCTTACGGAAACGCTAGCGCATATAGTGCAAACGGAATAACTTGGACTGCCGGAACAATGCCAAGTAATCAATTTTGGCAAAGAATAATTTACGTTTCAACACCCTCCTTTTCCGGATTTGTTGCAGGAGAAGCCGGTGGTTCTACTCAAGTGGCATATAGTACAGACGGCATTAATTGGGCCACAAGAAACACCACATATGCTATGAACGGTGGTGCACTGGCAACCAATGGTACGGTTATTGTACAAACCAATACAACTCAACAATATATTGATGTAATAACACCCGGTGCTACATGGTCAGATACTTCATATTTAGCATTTAACCAACAATTACAATGGACCGGTGTTGCATACGGTAACGGTATTTGGGTTGCTGTAAACAATGCAGCAAGCACGTCAGCAAGATACCTTACCGCCATAGACCCAACAAGTGCTCAATGGTCGGCTTCTACAATGCCTTCCCAGTATTTTAATAGCGTTGTTTACGGAGGTGGTTACTTTGTGGCCATTAGCACCAATAATAATGCTGCAACAACTGCCGGTGCGTATTCAACCAACGGTTCAACTTGGACTGCCTCAACTTTCCCAAGTGGTATTTGGAGGGCAATCTGTTACGGTTCTACGGGAAAATTTATGGCAGTAGCCGCAGACCCAAGCACCTCAGCAGCATATTTTCAACAATCAGCAAATTACGTTTTGCCTGTAAACTTCGGTATCTACGCAGGCCCAACAACGGTTAACTAAGGAATATATGACAAGCACTCAATATCCAGCACCTTCAACCGGCTCTTCAACCAGTACGATACTTCCAGTTAATGCTTCTTCCGTTCTTCTTGACGGTGAACTAACTACAGTTGGAACCTACACCACAACAGTTAACGGCAACGGTGGTATTGCGTACCTTACGGCTACGGACAACCCAGCCACAATTACAGTCGGTGGAACTGCATACTCGGTACCGGCTAACACCGTTGTTGCCTCTAAAGCGTTTGGGGCAAGCACAAGCGTTACGGTGGCTACGCCCTTCACAGGAATTCCCTCTGCTTTTACAGCAAGGTCAATGCCAAGTTCTGATTATTGGTCAAGCATTGCTTATGGTAATGGTTATTTTGTTGCAGTTGCTCAAAGCACAACCGCCGGTGCGTATTCAACAAACGGAACTTCTTGGTCAGCATCAACTATGCCTAGTTCTGCTTATTGGCAAAGCATTGCTTATGGTAATGGTTATTTTGTTGCAGTTGCAACTGGGCCTTCTACAAAAACCGCATACTCAACAAACGGAACCACTTGGACTGCTTCAACAATGCCAAGTAATCGTTCTTGGAATGGCGTTGCTTACGGTAACGGTTATTATGTTGCCATACAAGGTAATGCTTCAACCGCAGGTGCGTACAGCACAAATGGTACATCATGGACTGCATCTACTATGCCAAGTGCAGATTCTTGGATAGGCCTTTCATACGGTCTCATAGGTTCAACAGGATATTTTGTTTGTGGGTCTTACAATAATTCTGGAGATGCTGCGTATTCTACTAACGGAACGTCTTGGACATTATCCAATATTCCCAATTCTGCATTATGGTCTAATTCTGCTTTTGGGAATAATATATTTGTTATGGTTGGCAATAATTCTTATGGCTTTACGTATTCAACAAACGGAACATCTTGGTCAACTCCTGGTTCAATGCCAAGCACTCAAGCCTGGCAAAGCATTGCTTATGGTAATGGTTATTTTGTTGCAGTTGCAGTAAGTACGACAGCAGCAGCAAGGTCAATAAACGGAATAACATGGACTGCATCAACCATGCCAAGTTCTGATTCTTGGTCAAGCATTGCTTATGGTAATGGAACTTTTGCAACTGTTCAAAATGGAGGTTCTACAAATGCTGCTTCGTATTCATATACAACAGGTGCACTTCCTGTAAACTTCGGTATCTACGCAGGCCCAACAACAATTAACTAGACAAATACTAGACAAAACCGCATTTACATAGTATAATCAATATTAACCTTTAAGGAGAAACATATGTCAGACCAGACAACACCGCAGTACCCAACAGTTATCCCAGCCGGGGCAAAGACAGTAACAACACACGAAGGATGGACTCTTTCATACGCCGTGGACACAACTGCACCTTTTGCTATCAACGCATGGAACGTAACTGCACCATACCCAACTAACGAGCCTTTCTGGCACCAACCTCACGACCTTGATGGTAGTGACTGGGCAGACCAAAAGACCGCTCAAGCATTTGCTGACAAGTGGGTAGTTGACAACTTTGTCACACCACCAGCACCAGAATCTAACTAACACTTCCCCCGAAAGGGATTCAAGCGCAGTCCCCCATACACAATGGGGGATTTTGTGCTATCAAAAAACTATTAAAGGATAATTTATGGCACAATCCATATCACAAGAAGCAATCGGCGCTACCGGACTCCCTGGGGCTACGGCTGCATCACGTCACGCAGGTGCTACAACTTCGGGCGCACCTACGTCAGGCACGTTTGCGGTGGGCGACTTTATCGTTGACCAGTCTGGCGCTATGTACGTCTGCACAGTTGCCGGTACGCCTGGAACGTGGCAGTTGTCAGGTGTCTCGGTTAACGAGAACATTGCTGGAAAGAACTTTGTTATCAACGGTGGCATGGACATCTGGCAGAGAGGTACAACTTTTGCAACAGGTGGTGGATACACAGCCGATAGATGGTATTGCTACGCATCAGGAAACGCCGTTGCTGAAACACAAGTTGCTTCTGGTTTAACTGGATTTAAGTATGCTTTGCAAGTTCAAAGAAACTCCGGTCAAACATCAACTTCTGCTATTTACGCAACTCAATCAATAGAAACTCTTAATACTTTGCCTATGGCAGGTCAAATTGTAAATCTTTCTTTTTGGGCTAAATGTGGCGCAAATTATTCAGGAACAAGCAATCAACTTACTGTTCAATTAATTGCTGGGACAGGAACAGACCAAAATGTTATTTCGGGATTTACTGGTGCAACAGCATTATTTGGAAACACAGTCAATCTTTCAACATCATGGCAAAGATTTACGGTACAAACTAATTCATTTTTAACAGCCAGCGTTGCATCGACGTATACTCAACTTGGAATTAATTTTATTGAAGTACCAACAGGAACAGCCGGAGGAAACGACTGGTTTCAAATCACTGGCGTGCAACTAGAAATCGCTCCACAGGCAACACCATTCAGCCGAGCTGGTGGTTCTATCGGTGGTGAGTTGGCTCTGTGTCAGAGGTACTACCAGCGATTTACAACTTCTGCTGCAAATCAACCTATTGCTTCTAATGGACTTGGTTTAACTTCAGGTGCTATTGGTTGTTTTGGAAGTTTTCCTGTTCCCATGAGAATTGCTCCAACTTCTTTAGATTCTTCTAATGTCTCAATTTACGGACAAGTATCTGGTTCTTTAACTCAACAAAATGTAACTGCAGCATTAAACAATCCTTCTCCTGTTGCTTATGCAGCACTTCTTACTGGCTCAGGATTTACAGTTGGTTATGCTTACGCTGTTCTTGCTTCTACTTCTGGAGCAGGTTATTTAGGATTTTCGGCAGAACTCTAATGAACATAACAAACTTAACAATTACAAACTCTGACGGAACAACAACAGAGATGGTTGACATTGACTGGGGAAACGGCCAGCACACCTCAATGAGCAAAGCCACCTACGACGCACAACAGACAAGTCAGACAGACCAATGAACTGTATCCACTGCTCTCAATCAATTGCACGGTTTTAATTTTTAACACCAGCATCTAACTAAGTTTTACAAAAATCTAAGCAGGGCCCTTCTTTATTGAAGGGTCTTTTGCTGAACCTAATAAAGGACATACATGTCAGATTCAAGAGACACAATTGTTGCGTGGGCAAAATGGGCAGTAGCCAACCACGCACATTTTCACTACACCGAAGGACCACAACGCATGGAAGCATTGGGAACATTTCCAATTAAGTTTCCTGTCTTTGCCGACTGTTCGGCCGCTGTTACCCTTTGGTTCTGGCTTTCGGGCGCCGCAGACCCTAATGGCGGTACTGCATATAAAGGCAATCAATTTGGTCGTGAAGGTTACACCGGAACACTTTTTGGACACGGAACAAAAATTGACCCCGCACACGTTGTCCCGGGCGATGTTGTAATTTACGGAGCCAATCCAGGAGAGCACACAGCACTTGTTGTAGAGGTTCACGGAACAGATATTCTTACGGTGTCTCATGGTGAAGAAGGCGACCCAAGCCTAGTTTGGGTTAATGCACCAAAGGGACCAAATCCCCACAAATATGGTCACGATGGCCGTACCCCACAAACATTCCTTCGTTTCCCTACTGCAACAATAGGAACACTACATACACCTCCGGTTGCATAAAACCATGATTGCTACGTCCATTTTAGACGGAACCAATTTCTGGTTCAACTACATCGCAGCAATCGGTTTTGCATCTGCAACAATTTGGGGGGCTGTCACCTTTATCCACAGACGTTGGATTAGACAGGTTACCGAAATTGTTGGAAAAGAACTAGACGCCGAACTTACTAACAAAATCGCAGAAGAGGTAAAAGAAATTCACTACGAAACTCAATCAAACGGCGGTGGAAGCATGAAAGATTCACTTGCACGTATTGAGCGCAACCAAGAAGAGTTGCAACGTTACATACAAAAAGTTGACAAGGCGTTAGAACGCCACTTGGGCTATCACGAAGGGGCCAATGAATAAAGATGGCAAAGCACTGGGAATTCCATCCGTCCGTACGAACGGGCAAGGACAGGACCCTGGGGGAAAGAGCCGCAGACAGAATGCGGATGGGGATGGGAACTTGGACGTTTCTAATAACGTTCTTAATAGCAATGGCATTTTGGACTACAACAGGCGGTATGGGCTTTGACCCGGCACCGTTTTTTAGATTAAATCTCATTCTTTCAATGCTTGCGGGATTACAAGGTTCAGTCCTTTTAATCGCAGCAAAGCGTGCCGACAAAATATCGGCAGAACTACAAACATATCACCTTCAGGTAAGTCAAGACATGGCTCAAATGATGGAAGACCACCGAAAAATGTTACAGGAGTTATCTAAGTGATAGGCATTGCTTTACTTGCAGGAATCTGCATGATTATTCAAGACTCGCTTGCGGTCATTAAATATCAAGCAGCAGCAAGAAATCGCGGTGTAATTGTTGCGGGTGCAGATGTAATCATCTGGGTTTTCTCAATTACCTGCACAACCATTGCTGCTTTTGCACTTCACGGACACAGTATGTCAACCAAAATTGCTGTTGTTGTTTGTGTTTCAATTGCAAACGTTGTAGGAAATCTGCTTGGAACTTACCTTGGAAAAAGGTTTGTTAAAGACATAGAAGAAAACGCTCAAGATGCTCGTTTAAAAGCACTTGAAGACCGTGTAATTGTTTTAGAAAATAGAGGATAAATAATGGCTGAACGTTTTGCTGGATTTAGAGGTAAAGCTCCCGCAGAAAAAGTGGCAATGGGTACCCTTGAACACTACATCAAAGGTCCAATGTTTAACCCGCCACGTTCTCTCGACTATTCAAATAGAGTAAAAAATTACCCAATGGCACTTAACGACACTTATGGTGACTGCACCATTGCTGGAGTTATTCACATGCTTCAACTTGCTTACGCTGAACTTGGAGAGGAATTTTTATACCCAGGCGATGAAGCTGTAAAAGAAACATATTTTAAATTAAGTGACGGCGCTGATTCCGGACTTGTAGAACGTTCTGTTCTTCAAACATGGATGAAAGATGGTCTTTTTAATAACAAAATTTCTGCATACGCTCCAGTAAACATTAAAAACCGCAATGAAATGATGGCGGCAATTTACCTTTTTGGTTCTGTTTATCTTGGTGTAGAAATGCCACCAAACGCTGAGACACAATTTGAACAACACGAACCATGGCACATTGTTAATTTTCCAGAAGAACCTTCTGGTGGTCATTGTGTTATTGCTACTGGATACAATCGTTTTGGAATAGACATTATTACCTGGGGAGCAACTGAGTCTATGACTTGGGGTTGGTGGGAAGCCTATGGTTCAGAAGCCTGGGTTGTTATTCCCGAAATTTTTGTTGAAGCCGACCACGGCCCTGTATGGAACATTGACATACTTGCACTACAAGAGGACTTGAAATATCTTGACAACTGATATGCAACTACCGCAACACGGCGATGCCGTATTTGCTCATACTTCAAATACATATGGTTGGGTTATTCGTTTAGGTCAAGCAATCCGTTGGTGGAAATACCGTTCATGGAACCACATGGCTTACGTTGATTCTGTTGATGAAGACGGAACCATTTGGGTAATTCAAATGGCTCGTCGTTGTGAGCGAGTAAAAATTCAAGACGTTGCTCCAAAAGGACACGTCAAGATTATTACATGCCCACCAGAAGTAAATCGCGAAATGGCATCTGCATACGCAACTAAACAATTGGGAATTAAGTACGGCGTACTTACAATTATCAGCATTGCTGTAAATATTTTTATGCCAAACCCATTACGCCTTGACATTCGCAAAGAAGACACTCTTATTTGTTCCGCCCTTGTTGCAAGAGCATGGGAACACGGCGGTTGGGATTGCCCAGTTGACCCATTTCAAGTAACACCTGCTGAGTTTGACAAACTTCTTGGCGGCGGCGGGACACAAATTTATTAATGACCGAACCACACAATCAAAAAGTAACGCACAGTTACATGGTTCATTACCCAGAGCATCCTGAGCGCACCTCGGACCCTCATTACAAGGACTTTAATGCTTTCCGACGTAGAACGAAAGACACTGCTCAGTGTGTTATTGGTGCTCATCGCAATGACTTTAGTGAATGTTCTTTAGACAAACCTCTTGAACTTCACCACACTCACATTGAGTTTTCATTACAAAATGGTGTTGAACTTAAATGGCTTGAAATTGATTACCCAGGAGTAAGCGACCCCGACATTGTGGGTGCGTGGGTTGAATCGGCAGAAAATTTAATGTGGCTTTGTGAAGCACATCACAGAGGTCCGGGGGGCGTGCATGTAGCCGCTGCCGCAGACTTTGAAGCAGAAAAATATGTTCGTGGGTTAATTACCCGTTCCGTTTCCGAAAACAAGGAATAATAAATGGCTTATCCAGACAAGACTACGCCTCGCTCGTACGGTGGTTCAGTACCAGGCGCGTATATAACTTCAGACATACCTGATTATTACGCAACAAATCAAACTATAACTATTTCTAATGCCGCTGGTTGGTATGAAGTAGATGACACAGGTCAGGCAACCACGAACCCATTGGGTACTCGTGGTCCTTTCGTCATTGCTGTAAATCTTGGACAAGCCAATGAAGAAAAAATTCTTTGTTCGGCAATTAGCATTGCAGATTCTTTTATTACAGTTTGGACTGATGGTGTTTTAAATGGTCGTGGTTACGACGGCACTATTATTGCTCATCACTATCACCAAACAACACAAACAAAAAGTTCCGACACCTTTCACGTTTCTTCTGCCGTAGAAAGCCTTCAATTTAACGAAGGAATTATTGCTGCGCTTCAAGGTGGACAAGGTGGACAGGGCGCTCAGGGTTATCAAGGAGCGCAGGGTGCTGACGGTGCTCAGGGTCCTCAAGGTGCCCAGGGCGTTGGCACACAAGGCCCACAAGGAGTGCCAGGAACGGGCTCACAAGGTCCTCAGGGAGCACGGGGTGCAACTGGCACCGGAACACAAGGTTCGCAAGGAGCGCAAGGTGCACAGGGTGAACCAGGTACCGGTGGCGGTTCTCAAGGTCCGCAAGGTTATCAGGGTGCCGACGGTGCGCAAGGTCCTCAAGGAGATTTGGGGCCACAAGGTAACGACGGGGCACAGGGCACACAAGGTACCGTTGGTGCTTCATTCCCAACTTACTTAGCAGTAATTAATTCACCAGATGGAATTGCAACAGATGGAAGTTTTGTAAATCAAACTGCAACATTTACTGTTACTGATGGTCCAGACGCATATGTGTCTCCAAATCGTGTAACCCTTATTGTTAGTGGTGGGTCATGTTCTTACACGGGTTACATCTCAGATGTAATTCTTGGTGTTGGAACAACTACATTTCAAGTTTATATTGATGGCTACACAGGTACAAATAGTGGAGACCAAATTAATTGGTACATGTCTCTATCTGGTATTCAAGGTATTCAGGGCGCTCAAGGAAATGATGGCGCTCAAGGTAACGACGGTGCGCAAGGCACACAAGGAAACGATGGTTTACAAGGACCTCAAGGAAATAATGGGGCACAAGGTTTTCAAGGACAAGGGTTCACCTATCAAGGTGACTATGTATCTGGTTCAACTTACAATCCGTACGATGTCGTAACAGCCTCAGATGGTTCAACGTACATTACGGATGAATCAGGTCAACTTCCTGACCCAATTTTAAATACTGGCGATTGGTATTTGTTTACTTCTGCTGGTGCTCAAGGACCCCAAGGTGCTTCGGGCGGAGGCGGTGGCTCACAAGGTCCTCAAGGTGCCGATGGCGCACAGGGTCCTCAAGGAGATTTAGGTTTACAAGGCCCACAAGGTCTTACTGGTGACCCAGGAATATATGAATCAGACGACGGCGTTCCACCGGTTGATGAAAATATTCTTTGGCTTGATGAAACAGTTCCCGGAACTGGACCACAAGGTGACCAAGGTCCTCAAGGGCCGCAAGGCGTACAGGGTGCAATGGGATATCAGGGCTCTACCGGTGCGCAGGGCGCACAAGGTGCAAATGGTACCAATGGAACCCAAGGTTCTCAGGGAACACAAGGCAATCAAGGCGCTCGTGGTTATCAGGGTTCACAGGGGAACAATGGAACTCAAGGCCCTACGGGGGCACAAGGCTCAACTGGTGCTCAGGGTCCGCAAGGTTCACAAGGTAATCAGGGTGCAACTGGTGCACAAGGTGCACAAGGAAGCACTTATGGTTCATCTGCTGGTCAAGTAATTAGCATGACTATTTGGAACGCTAGCGAAATGGGATTTACTAGCAACTTTTCAACTAGTTCAACCACTTACTCCGCCATTGCTTCAAAAACATACACGCCAAAATCAAACAGTTCGTACATTTTTATTGAAGCATACGCTGTTTATAACTACGGCGGTGGTTCTCAGGCTGACGATTTCTATGTAAACCTCACTTGGAACGGCGCTGAAATTGGTTATACACATCAAATCTTTGTTGCTGCCTTAGGCGGAGGAACTAGAAGTGGTGTTTTGTTCCCAGTAGCAGGGCGTGTCACAAACGGAAGTACAACCGGATACACGCTTGCCGTTAATGGAAAACGTGGAACCGCAGATGACAACTTAGTAGTTCTTGCCGACGGTGCTTTTTACGTAAAAATTACAGAAATTGCAAGGTAGTAAAACGCAGTAATTGCAGTACAACCCAGTTAAATACTGGACATTTTGAAAACTTGTGATAAAATCACAACAGTTCTCATAGTAGTAACCCAAGTAGTAAAACACAAACACATAGCCAAAAGTGTTTGTTTCATCTCTCTTTCAAAGGAATTCACATGGCACAATTAAAGTATTGGAATGGGTCCGCTTGGGTTACCGCAGTAGTCGGTGCTCAAGGTTTCCAGGGTGACCAAGGTCCCCAAGGTAATCAAGGAACACAAGGTGACACTGGTTCGCAGGGTTCACAAGGTAATCAAGGAAGTCAAGGCTACCAGGGACCACAAGGTTCTAAGGGTGACCAGGGTAACCAAGGTAACCAGGGTTCAACCGGACCGCAAGGTTACCAAGGTAATCAAGGAAATGACGGACCTCAAGGGTTCCAGGGCGACCAAGGACCACAAGGTTTTCAAGGTGACCAAGGTAATCAGGGTTTTCAAGGAGACCAAGGACCACAAGGTAATCAAGGTTTCCAAGGACAAGGATTTGCCTATCAAGGCAACTGGGACCCAGGTACTACATACAATGCGTACGACGTTGTAACTTACTCCGACGGCTCAACTTACATTGCCAGCGACACAAACAAGAATAAAGAACCAGACACCAACTCGTCTGACTGGACTCTTTTTACCTCAGTTGGTTTACAAGGAACACAAGGTTTCCAAGGTGACCAGGGTACACAGGGTAATCAAGGTTTCCAAGGAGACCGTGGTTTTCAAGGATTCCAAGGTGAAAAGGGTTACCAGGGTTACCAAGGTTCACAGGGACAAGACGGAACACAAGGCTTCCAGGGAGACCAAGGAAATCAAGGCTTCCAGGGTGACCAGGGTCCACAAGGTTTTCAGGGCGACCAGGGTCCTCAAGGCTTCCAAGGCAACCAAGGACCTCAGGGTTATCAGGGATACCAAGGACAGTCTGACAAGTACGCTACAACAAGTTCAAGCGACTACACACTTGCTACTGGTTCTGGTGACATTACAGTTGCAGCAGGTCTTTCATACACACCTGGACAAGAAATTGTTATTGCCAACGACAGCACACACTATGTAGTTGCTACTGTTGACTCATACGACCCAGAAGGCGGAGCACTTGCCTTTACAGTTGGCACCACACCGGGTGACGTTGTTGGTTCTGGCGAATTCACATCATGGACAGTAAACCTTAACG